GAGAAGAAATTGATGGCTATGTTTTAGCTTTCTGGCCAGATGTTGCCGCTGGAAATAGAGTTGGTACTGATTATTCAACTGGTGATATAACAATCACTGATGTTACTGGTGCATTAGTTGGTAATGACACAGTTTTAGTTGCTGCTATGGTTGGTAGAGGTATTAAAGCAGTTGGTCATTCAAAATGGTATAGACTTAAATCTATCTCTAGTACGACTGCTGGTTATGTTGAAAATGATGAAGATGATGTTGCTTCACATTATGATGGTGGTACTATCACTAGTGCAGACTATGTCCTTGAAGCTGCTACCGCTATTCAATTAACCAAAAATAACATTTATGAATATTTGTTAGCTCTCTTTACCAAGTTGAACAAAACCAAAACTCCTAAAACTAATAGATGGGTTGTTGTACCTTCTGAGATTGGATCTTTAATCAAATTAGCTCCAGAATATATCCCAGCAGTTCCATCAGCTTATGAAGATGTGGTCAAAAATGGCTTTATTGTCAAAATGGCTGGCTTCATGGTCTATGAGAATGAAGAGGTTGCCGGTGATGCAGTCAATGGATGGCATATCATGGCTGGTCATCCAAGCGCTATCACTTTCGGTATGGCTATGACTGATTCTCACGTTGAACCTTTTGTCACTGGTAACTCTGGCAAGGGCTATGTGGGTATCAATGTCTATGGCGCAAAAGTGGTAGATGAGCGCAGAAAAGCTCTAGCTGAACTCTTTGGCAAGCTCTAAAGAGTAGTCAGGCCTAGCACTTTCGTCTTATATTAAGGAATTAATTATGTATCGACTAACTGATGTATTATCACTATTTGTAGGGTTAAGCGCACCAGCAGTCGATACATTGACTTCTGATGAAACTAATGTTGCTGATGAAGCTGAGATAGTCATTGGTCCAATTACTTATAGAATAATTGATGAGCCTGTCCAAGCTTATGATGTTCAACGAGGTGCTGATGCCGATGAATCTCTAGAAAATTTAATTGCTGCTATAAATGCCTCTGGTACTGAGGGTGTTGAGTACTTTGAAGGTACTTTAATTCATCCAAGTGTTAGCGCCGCAGCTCTTTCTTCTCATGCTAGTGTGATGACCGCTAAACTTTTTGGCTTTGGTGGGAATGACATTGTTGCTACTGGAGCTACTCATTTAACTTTTGGAACTCCTAAATTTGCAGGTGGTAAAGGTGGGTTGTTAGCAGAAGCTAATATTGAAACTGCTGGTGTTTATACTACCGAGGCTATTGATGTTAGCTCTTACTCAGAATTAATTGCTTTCTTAACTGCTCATGATATTACTGGCGCTACCGGTACTTTGGATGTTAAATTCCAGATCTCTCCAGATGCGGTGAATTGGGTTGATGCTGGTGATGCTTTTGTACAGGTTACGACTGGTGAAACAACTACTATTAAAAAGTTGACTGCTAACTTTGGTAAATTCTTACGCGCGGTTGTTACAACTGCTGGCACAGATCCAGTATTTAATATTTCATTACAATTGGTAGGAAAGAATTAATATGAGATTCCCAATATTTTCAGATCTAACACTAGCCCAACAAAAAGAAATAAGCCGTATTCAGGCCATCTCAGAGGATTTTCGCTTAGCAAGTGAGACTGCTTTTCTAACTGCTTTGACTCCTTACTTGACTAATCAGGTAATTTTAAAAGATGCTGATGATTTAATTGTTATAGCTTCTGGCAATACTGTACCTACCGGTTTAGAAGGTTTTAAAGTTGGTGCTTTCTTCATTGATGTTGATTCTGCTAAGGTTTATGTCAATTTAGGAACGATTAGTGTGGCTTCATGGGATAGCATTACTGATATTAGCAGCGCTGAGATTGCTGCTGGTGCCGTAACTGCTGATAAATTAGCTGCTGCTTTAGATTTAACTAGTGTTGCTTTAAGTAAATTAAAAATCGAAACAGGTACACCTGTCAATGCTGTTGCTGCTACTCAGATTTTAGAATTAACTGGCGTAATCGTGCCAGGATCTCATGCTGAGAGTGTGCTTACTGCTAATACTATTTTAGATGGTGATATTGTTACTATTGGTAGTCAGCCTTATAGATTTAAAACAGAGCCAGCACAGGCCTATGATGTTGCTTTAGGTGAGAGTGATGCTGCTGCTTTAGACAATTTAAAAGCCGCTATTAATGCTACTGGCACCCCAGGAACTGAATATTTTGCTGGTACATTAGCTCATCCAAGTGTTGTAGCTACTGATAATGCTGATACTACTCAAAAAATTGTAGCAAGAGTGCCTGGAACTGCTGCAAATGCTTTAGCTACTACTTCATCCGGTGCTACTTTGGCTTGGCCAGATACAACTTTAGGTGGTGATACTGGTGCTAGTAATCCTGGTATAGCTCCTGAAACAATTACAATTGATAGTGTAGTTTATAGTGTTGTAAATGTTCTATCAGAAACAAATGGCGCTGCTGCAATCGCTAATCAAGTTCTTTTTGGTGATGATACTGCTGCTTGCTTAGATAATTTGAAACTTGCTATTAATCATGGCGCTACGATGGGTACGAATTATAGTACCGGTTCTGTGGTCCATCCAACTGTTGAAGCAACAACTAATGCTAATGATGCTCAAACAGTAGCCTCAAAAGTAAAAGGTGTTGTTGGAAACTCAATTGCTGTTGATGATACGCTAAGTAATGGCTCTTGGGGTGCCGCTGCTTTAGCTGGTGGCATAAATGGTACAGTTGGTCTAGCAAAACAAGTTTTAGCTGATTCAAGTTATTTATATTTAGCTATTGCAGCTAATACAATTGCTGATGCTAATTGGAGAAGAATAGCTGTTGGATCAGTATATTTTGGAGAAGAATAGCTGTTGGATTAGTATATTAAAGAAAGAAAATATGACACAACCAAAATTTGAAATCGGACAAAAAGTTACTTCTCCAGATGGTGAAGTTTGTGAAATTCTTAAAATCAGTTTTGATGGTGAGAATTGGTCCTATGTTGTTGCTAGTAAAGAAGTTAGTGTTAAAGAGCGCAAGATTGTCGATGGTGTTAAAAGTCATCTTGAATCTGAATTAAAAGAAATTAAATCAAAGGAACCAAATGTCTGAAAATAAACGCTTTTTTAAAAATGGTGCTGGTATGAAAGGTGTTGTTGAACGTAGACTTTTTGATACTAAGGGTTTAATTGCTGCTAGACAGGCTATGCAAGCTGGTGCTTCTGATGAAGAAGTTAGAATTTTACTTGATAAAGCTGCTAAACCTCAATTTGCAAATAATGGCTTGTGGAAGCTTTTATATAAATTGTTTAATGTCGATGTAAAGATTCCTTTTCTAACCGGTTTATGGACAACTAGAGCGATTAGGCACAATACTATTACTGATGTTGGTTTAAAAGTTATTGCTGATCAATTAGGTGGCACGACTACTGCTCCGGTAACTGCTGTTGCAATTGGCGAAGGTAGTCCAACTCCAACTGCACTAGGTAGTGAAGTTACTACTGGTGGTGGTGCAAGAGGTGCTGCTACTGTTTCCAACACAACTACTGACGTAACTGGTGATACCGAACAATGGATTAAAACATTTAACTTTTCAGCTACTTTCGCCATTACTGAGGAAGCATTACTTGATAATAATACTTCTGGTGGAAAAATGCTCGCAAGTCAATCATTTTCAGCAGTACCAGTAAGTGATGGAGATTCTCTACAGATAACTCACCAAGTCCAAGTTGAGACTCCATAATTAATTAAGAAAGGTTAATATGGGATTGAGTCCTTGGACAAATTTTGGTAAGGGCGTGATAACAGTCGCGCCATCTCCTGCTACAAGTGGTTTATCTTTTGCAATGTCTGAGGCTGATGCGGCTCTTTTTCCAGATCCAGATACAGATGGTGCTTTTAATGTAGTTGTTTTTCCTGCTATTGGCCAGCCAAGTGTTGATAATGCTGAAATAGTTAAAGTAACTGCTAGTGCTGCTCCAAGTGGCGGAAATGTCGTTTTTACTATTGTTAGAGCGCAAGAAGATAGTACTGCTAGAGAAATTGTAGTTGGAGATCGTGTTTATTTTGGCGTAACTAAGGGTGTACTTGAGACAATAATGGCTGCTTTGGCTATTGGTGCAGATTTGGCTAATCCGATGCAAGGAATGCTTGATGAAGATGATATGGCTTCAAATAGTGCTGTTAAAGGTGTCACTCAACAAAGTGTAAAAGCGTATATAGATAATTCTCCAGATTCAATATATCGTCAAGCTATCAT